CTACTTTCGTAGAGATAGCTAGTTACTAGCCGTCTTCTGAATCAGAAGAAAGGATCCGAAATGAGTTACCGTAATGTTATTCAATCAAATGAATACCATAAATGGGAAACCTGGTCACGGAGTCGTTGGGGTAGTAGTAAATACTATACCAATTACGTCCATACCAGTCTCATTGGGATCAGGTCCGATGCTATTAGTACGCAACCGGACCTTTCTGGATCTTACTACTTGCCAACTCCTTACGAAGCATTTCGATGCTTCGCTACAGGAGAACCGTTTGCCTATGAAACCCAACATGGGTTCTGGGGCTGGGATGAAATTTCCGGCGTTGCGGCAAGTAGTGCGATAGTCAATGGCCATAGGTATGGGTGTACGAGCGTTGCTCCTTACAACCCAATAATTCCTATCAAAGTCAGATCGCGTTGTGCTTCTAAAGTACAAAACGCGATTCGAGACGTTGACATGGATATCGGCCAAACTCTCGGCGAAGCCGCCGAGACGTTAGGTTTTATTATGCTGACAGCAAAAAATGTGCTGAAAGCTCTTATCGGTATCAACAACTTGTTTCGAGGTCGTGTACCTCCAGGGGGATTAAGAATCCCCCCGGTGTACCACAGCCGCTTAGGTACTACACCTACGCGACAAGTTTTTAACGACGCTTCGTCAGCTTGGCTGAGTCTTCAATACGGGTGGAAACCCATGTTGAATGATATCTACCAAGCTATTGAGTTGCTTAAGAACGGAATTATCTCTCCGGACACATTTTCATTGGTCCGGATAAGTAGAGATACCGAGTTCAACGGCGACGCTTTAGAAGCGCAAAACGCTGCTATTAACGCAAAGGTCTTAGACCCTAGTGTTTGGAATAGAGGCGTAGAAATAGGTGTTTCGTTCGTAATAAACGACGAAACCCTGTACGGTCTTCAGCAGTTGGGTTTAACAAACCCTTTAGGAACTGCTTGGGAACTCGTACCGTTGTCCTTTGTAGTTGACTGGTTCATTCCAGTTGGCAACTTTTTACAGGCCCTTACTAGGCCTGTAGGACTACGATTTCAACACGGCTACGAGACTCATTTTGCAAACTTTCAAGCCCGGGTACAGTATGTACCTCAAGGTTATCACGCAGGCGTAAAACCCGTCGTGAGTTATAAGCAAAATGCGAGCCGGAGGTGGCCAACGGTCACCTTTCCAATTCCGGTCCCGTCCTGGGATCCGAAGCTCAATCTAAGCAAATATGCTTCGATTGCTGCTCTCATCAACCTTGCGCGTTCCTAACGTGCTTCAACGAATGGAGAATTCTTATGAATCTCAATCCTGTCACCCTAATGGATGACCAAGCAACGCCAGTTGGCACCGTATACAACCCTACGGGTGGTGTCGACTCAAAAGGTGTTGCACGTCTTCGGACGAACGCAGACCCTATCATCGGGGCTGCGACACTTTCTTTCTCAGGCAAACCTGTAAAGAATAATACAGCGAAGTCTTTTGACGTTCGCACTTCCCAACCTCTTGTGACAACACAAGTGGATAGTAATGGGGTGGAAACCTATGAGGTGGAGCATAGTTTTTATGCTCACACGGTTTATACAATTCCTGATACTGCTACGGAGGCCGAAATTCGGACCTTCAAAGCTCGTCATGAATCGGCGTCTAATGAAACGACGTCGCCAATCATACACGCTTTAATTGTAAAGCGCGAATATGTTTGGTAAGATAGTCGCAAAATTGCGTGCTATCGTGTATAAACCCTCCGGCCTATTGGCCGTGGTTTCCGCTGCAATCCTAGCAGCAGCCGGCTTTTCTTATATCGAGATAACGAATATCCTCGCATATGAGTTGCCAGCTTTCCCCCAGGCCTCAATTATGATGGCCTAGGTATTACTCTCCAAAAGGAAGTTGCTAATGACAAACGTCAAACATCGGAAGAAAGGGAAACCCCCTTCCAATACCTTACCTCGTCATTTTGATAGTGGATCGTTTTGCAACGAACTCACTGTCTTAATACAGCAGTACGATTCTTTTAAGGCGCAATATTTGGGTGACGAAATGTTCACGAAATATGCGAATCCTGACGAAGTGTCTAATGCTGTAAAAGCGAGGCGCGCCGTAGCCAAATGGCTACAGTGCGAAGCTACCAACGCCCAAACTAATACCCGTTTACTCTTCGGCAGCTATGCTGAAGAATATGGCGAGGAATTAATTGGTGACGTTAGCATATCCCGGCTCCTTAGAAAAACGCGTCTAATAATCGCGAATATCTTAGGTCCCATCCCGTCTGTAGCGCTTAAAGTGCGCGAACAGGATGTTTACCGGCTAGTTACAGAAGGTCACGACCACGGAAGTGGTCCTGTGGGCATTAGTAAAGCCCTATCCTTCTTGAGTGAATCGGGGAATCCCGATTACTCTTCCATCTTGCGGCTAATAGCCCCAACGAATGGTGCAACTACTGATGTGCGCCGAGGGCCGCTAGCGGCCCTTGCTAAGTTACAAGGTACACCCGACATTTCGGCAAGTGCGATAGAACATCTTACGACGTTCTTGCTCGGTGGTGAGTGCCGTTCAATCGATGAATTTAATTTATCGATGGCGGCGAGTCTCTTTGGAGACCTCTCAACACACGAGGCATCCGAAATGTTTACTGTTCCCAAGAAGTCAGACATAGATAGAGTAGCTTGTAAAGAGCCGTCTATCAATGTGCTGCTACAAAGATCGGTGGGTAAAACCATTAAAAAACGGTTACGGAAGGTCGGTATAAATCTAACCGACCAATCCAAAAACCAGAACCTAGCGCGAGTAGCATTGCGCAAAGATCTGGCTACCGTTGATCTGAGTTCAGCGAGTGACTCCATTTCGAACCAGCTTGTCATTGACATGTTGCCTTTTGAGTGGTATTCACTTCTAGATGACCTACGTTGCAAGGAAGTTTTAATTCCTGCAGCTCTGCACCCTACAGGTACGGATACGATCCATATTCCAGAGATGTTCTCATCAATGGGAAATGGTTTCACGTTCGAACTTGAGTCCCTGATTTTTTATGCGGCGGCGCGAGCCGTCGCATGGGAGTTCGGTGTAAAAGGTCAAATCTCTGTATTTGGAGACGACATTATCTGTCCGATCCAAATGGTAGAAGAGTTGTTCGCATATTTTTCCTATCTGGGGTTTACCCCTAATGAGAAGAAGACGCACTCATCCGGAGAATTCCGGGAGAGTTGCGGCGAGCACTTCTTTAGAGGACTTCAAGTGTCTCCTTTCTACATCAGAAAGAAGATCACGTCCGTCCATGATTTGATTCTACACCTTAACCATCTTGTGAAATGGGGGGCTACCCCTGTTTATTGGTCTTATTCCGGTTTCGGCCGGACTAAGCGCCTTTTCACACTTGATGGTCCAATGGCCTTGTTCCATAAAAAATGGAGCAAGTTCATTCCTCCAGTACTTTTTGGAGGTCAGGATGTAGACGATAATACAGCATTGGTAACAGGATGTAAGCCACGGAAGCGGCTTATCCCCGTTATGAAAGAAGTTTCTGTTGATGATTATCAACAAGAATCTCTTGTCCAATGGATGATGCAAAACTCGCTTAGACAACGAGTGCTGTATCACGGACGTTCCTTGGATCACCTACTCGACCGTTCTTGTTCCTCCTATACAGGAGCTGACAAGGACAATACAGTAGAAATGATTACCAAGGTCACCAGGGAAACCGGTCGTGTCAAATATGGCAAGAACCGGGCCTGGTGGGGAACCACGACGTACTTACCCTACGGGATTGGCGATTGCCAGCTCGTAGAACAAGTGTAGTGTGGTCCTCCTTCACGTCGAAGGAGGTAGATCTTA